TCCTTAACGGTGATGGGAAGGGCAAGCCTACCGGCATCTTTGCTAAAACAGGCGGCGGACAGATTATAGGAACTCTTACAGCAGCTATCAAGTCCGATGACCTTATCGACCTTGTGTATGGACTTAAGAGACCTTATCGCAAAAACGCATCTTTCATCATGAATGATGCTACACTTGCTTCTCTTAGAAAGCTGAAGGACAACAATGGTGCATATATCTGGCAGCCTTCATACAAGGAAGGAGAACCTGACAGAGTTCTTGGATATGCTGTTCACACTTCTGCTTTCGCACCTACAAATGCGATTGCATTCGGTGACTATAGTTACTACAACATCGGTGATCGTGGTTCTCGTTCTTTTGCAGAACT